GCATGGTGCGCCTCGCCGCGCAGGCTTGGCCCGAGCACGTCTCTAGGGCGGTGGCGGCGGCAAAGGCTCGGGTTGGTTCATAGCCCGATCGAGGTTCACCAGGGCGCCGTAGAGGCCCGCGAGCCCGATGCGCAGCGCGGCCCTGCCCGCCGGGGTGGCGGCGCCAACTTCAAGAACCTGCCGCATCAGGTCGTGCAGCAGGCGCTCGACGTCATCGTCTGACAGGGGCTCGGTCACGGGCGAAAGGGTAGCGGGCGCATGGCCTCAGTGGAAGTCAACATCTGGATGGCCTTGAAGTCGCGGGTAGGCACCCTGTCCCTCGGCAGCCCGTCCGTCCCGGTGGTATATCCCAAGCAGGACGCACCGGCCGGGCAGCACATTCGGGTGGCCTTCATGCCCAACCGGGTGCAGCGCCCGGGCGTGGGCTCGGACAGCACGCACGTCCGCCCCGGGATCCTGCAGCTGAGCCTCATGACGCCCGTGGCCGAGCAGGACGCCAGCGAGGTCGACCTGGAGCTTGCCGGGCAGATCGCCCAGCACTTCCCGGCGGACCTGACGCTGTCCTTCGCTGGCACGCAGGTGCGCGTCACGCGGGCGCCCGACGTGGCCGCAGCGTTCCGCGACGATGCCTGGTGGATGACGCCCGTCTCGGTGCCCTGGGAGAGCTACAAGTAGTTGGGAAGAGGCGGTTTTCCGCTATAATGAGCGGACCGAGGCGGCGCGCCAACGCCGGCCCCGGCCCTGACCACCATCGAACGCGCGAGGTTCAACGATGGCTTCCCAACGCATATGCAAGATCGACGGCTGCGACAAGCCTGTTTCGGGGCGCGGATGGTGCGTCCAGCACTACAGCCGGTGGCGCCGGAACGGCGATCCTCTGGCTCTCGTGGGCCGCGCGAAACCGACGCTGAGGTGGTTGGAAGAGCACGTCAACCACGACGGCGACGGCTGCCTAATATGGCCCTTCGCGACCCTGCCCAGCGGCTACGGAAAGGTTCATTTCCGCGGCGGACAAGGAAATGCCTGCAGGGCGATGTGCATCCTGGCACACGGTGAGCCGCCGACGCCGGAACACGAGACAGCGCATTCCTGCGGAAGGGGCGCGAATGGCTGCGTCCACCCTGGGCACGTCCGGTGGGCCACGCGCGCGGAGAACATGCTGGATCGCGTCGAACACGGGTCCGGCAACAGAGGGGAGACCCACTACCGCGCCAAATTGTCGGAAGACGATGTGAGGCGGATCAGGTCGCTGGCCACCGTGAAAACGCAGGCTGAAATCTCTGCCATGTTCGGCATTGATCCTTCCCACGTCAGTGGGATCGTAAATCGCAAGAGGTGGGCTTGGCTTACCTAGCCCCCGCAACTGGAAAGGAGAATCCCAGTGAGCATCCATAAAACTGCGGGCGCGAAGTTCTACATCTCGCCCACCGAGGCGGTGCCGGACACGATCAACGACATGACGGACCAGAACGCGCTCGCCTATTTCCAGGGTCTCTCTGACTGGATCGAGGTCGAGGAGGTGGAGGAATTCGGCGAACTCGGCGACTCCTCGGAGCAGATCAACTTCGTGGCCGTCGGCGATGCCCGCATGCGCAAGCTCAAGGGCCCGCGCGACGCTGGCGTGCAGGCGATTGTCTGCGGACGCGACCCGCTGGACGATGGCCAGGAGCAGCTGATCGCCGCCGAGGCGACGGACTTCAACTACCCGGTCAAGATCGAGTTGGCCGACGCGCGTTCGTCCAACCACACAGACTCGGTGCTCTACTACGCCGGCCTGGTGATGTCGAAACCTACCGGCATGGGGAACGCCTCCTCGGTGACCCGCCGGACCTTCAACATCGGCATCCAAACGGCCGTTTATGAGGTCCGCTCTGCCGTCATTTCGACCTGATCTCAGGCGTTTGTGGTAAGATGCGAGCGGCCGGGGTGCAGCAACACGCTTCGGCGTCACGCCCGCCCAAATCAGCAACATCCAACTGCGGAAGCAGTGGGCCTACCCAGATTGAGCCGTCTTCGCGCGTGAAGAGGGGCCGCTCTGCTGTCGGGGTAGGGCGGCCCCACCCGACACCCGACAATTCCGATAGGTGAGAGACATGGAAGACAATACGAGCCCCGCGCCCGCTCCGGCGGAAGACTTCGACCTTTCCGAGATCGACGCCGTCGACGAAGCCGAGATGACCGTTGTGAGCAACGGCAAGCTGACCTCGTGGACGTGGCGTTTCGCCGGGCCGGGTCACCAGCAGACCCGCGAGTGGGGCGACAAGCGGGCCAGGGACATGCTGCACCGAGAGCGCATGCAGGAGCAGGCCCGAGTAAATGGCAAGAAGTGGAAGGCCGAGGAAGAGACGCCGGAGCAGCGCAGGTCCGACAACGCCGACATCGTGCTTGGCCGCCTGCTGGGCTGGTCGCCGATCAAGATGAACGGGCAGGACTACCCCTTCAGCCGCGAAAACGCGAAGGCGTTGCTGCTCGATCCGCGCAAGGGCCAGCTTCTAACCCAGGCGCTGGAGTTTCTGGGTGAAGAGTCCAGTTTTACGAATCGCTCGGAGAACAACTGACGGCCTTCGCCGAGCGCAATTTCGAACTCGACCGGGACGAGGAAGGCCGCACGCGTCGGGACCGGCTGGAGTCCCGCCGGGATAGGGCGGAGCGGAAGGGACGGCAGGATGTCGTCGACGATCTGGAGGCCGAACTTGCCACCCCGCCCTTCCCCCAGGCGGTCCAGTACCTCTTTACCGCGTGGCGTCGCATCAGGCGAAGAAAATCACCGGGCATGGCGGGGCCGAACCCCATCGAATGGCCCGACCTTGAAGCCTTCTGCCGCCTGACGGGAATGCGTCTTGCGCCGTGGGAGGTAGCTATCATCGAACGCCTGGACGACTGCTTCCTCAAAGTCCAGGTCTCGGATGAGACAGACTCGATGGCGCTGAAAGAGAGCCTGAAGGACGCGGGGAAGCGGAGGGGCGACGACTAGTATTCGCCGTTGGCGTGCCTGGTGAGGATCGTGTCGGCCATCTTTCGCATCGCTTCGCCTGAGGTGTTTCGGATGTACAGGCAGACATCTTCTTCGTAGACCTCTGCCAAGCCATCCATGAAGGCCTCTCCGCCGCCGTACTTGGCGAACAACGAGGCGGCCAGGATGCCTCGATCGGATTGCTTAGCCTCTTCGATGATTGCCTGCGTCACTCTCAGCGACGCCCATTGGCAGTTGTCGGACGCCGCCAACGCAGACGACGCGACGGTAACGGCGACCAGAGTGGCAAGAATGATCTTCATCGAAAGTCTCCCTTCCAGCCCGCGATAGCACAACGGTTCCCGCCGGGCCATGGGAAAACGGCCAGGAAATTCCACACCCAAGGAAATCAAAGACTTGGACATCGCAGCCCTCGGGCTGGCTGTAGATAGCCGGCCGGTAGACAGAGCCTCCAAAGACCTGGACCGCCTGAGCGCGGCTGCGGCCAGGGCTGAGCGCACGGCCACCGGTGGTCTGGGGCGCGTCGGCCGTGAGGGCGGGCAGTCCATGGACCGCATGGAGCGCGCGACCGCCCGGGCCCGTGGGTCGGTGGACCGCTACACGACATCCGCCAGGACCGCCGCTGCCGCGAATGACAACGTGAGGCGCAGTGTCGGGTTGCTGCGCAGCGCCTTCATCGCCCTGGGGGGCGTGCTGGCCGCGCGCTTCGCCATCAGGGCCGCCGATGACTTCCAGCTTCTGCAAAACCGCCTGACCCTGCTGACCGGCTCCACCGAGGCCGCCCGGCGCGAAATGGCGCTGCTATTCGACGTGGCGCAGCGCACAAGGTCGGACATTGACGCCACGGCCAACACCTTCGTGCGGCTGGCCATGTCCAGCGAGTCGACCGGGCTTAGTTTCGACCAGACCCGCAAGCTGGTCGAAGGCCTCAACGCCGGCTTCATCAACGCGGGCGTGCGGGGCGGCGAAGCGGCGTCAGCCATGATCCAGCTGGGTCAGGCCTTCGCGTCCGGGCGCCTGCAGGGCGACGAACTGCGGTCGGTGCTTGAAAATCTCGGTCCCATCGGTCGCGACATCGCTCTCGAATTGGGCTTCAGGGGCAAGAACGCTATCGGCGACTTCCGCCAGGCGGCCTCGGAAGCCAGCATCACCATTGAGCAGATCGCGGCGGCGATGCTCAATGCCCTGCTGCCTCAGATCGACCGCCTGAACGATTCCGTGCCGACTGTCGGGCAGGCTTTCACACAACTGCGCAATGAATTGAAGCTCGCGACCGCCGAAGCCTTCAATGGCGAGGGCGCGAGCGCCGGCTTGGTCGATACGCTGGACGATCTGCGAGATGTCGTGACAGGCGACGCCTTCCAGCGCGGCCTCACCTTCCTGGCAAGCACATTCGCTGCGATTACTGCCGAGGTGTCGCGTGGCGTAGAAAACCTGGGGAAGTTCGTCGACGCCCTGAACCGCCTGGATGTTGAGGGGGCGCTGGAGGCGCTCTACCGAAACAGCGCGCCAGGGCTGGCGGCCCGGCCGTTCTTCGATCTCCTGCTCGGCACTCGCCCGCCGCAGGGCCAAACCTCTGTCACAGTGCCTTTCCCGCAGCCGAACGGTGGCCGCGTCCCCATCCCGGGCGCCAGTGGCCCTACGGAAGATCAGATCAAGGCTGCCGCTAAGGCGCAGAAGGAATTCGACAAGGCGCGCAAGGCCGCTCTGGAAGACATCGTCAAGCTGGAGGCTGATGCCGCCGCTGCTGCCCTGGAGGGCCTGGAGGCGCTGGAACACGCCCGCGACGTGGCGGTCGAAGAGCAGATGGGACGTTTCCGCGAGGGCCTGATCCATCTGGATGAGTTCGCCCGGGCTCGGCTCGCCATCGAGGAGGCATTCCAGAAAGAAAAGGCCGCCATAGAGCAGGACGCTGCCGAGAAGGCGCGCAAGGAAATCGAGCGCGAAATGGAGCGCGCTACGGAAAAGCGCCAGCGGGAAGCCGAGCGCGAAGCCGAGCGCCAGGCCGAGCTGATGCAGGAGCCGTTCAAGAACGCCCTGGAGGGCATCCAGGACAGCTTCACCGACTTCAACGAGGACTTGCTGTCCGGCAACCTCAACACCTTCGAGAGGATCGCTGACGGCGCCAAGCGCATCTTCGTGCGGCTGGCCGCCGAGCTGGCGACGCTGCAGCTGTTCGGCGCCGGCAACATCGCCGGGCTGCTGGGCGGCGGCAGTGCCGGTGGCGCGGCGGCGGGGCTCGGCCAGACAGGAGGTGGGTTCGGCGCGCTGGGGCGCCTGCTGGGCTTCGGCAGCGGCGGTCAGAACATCATGATCGGCGGGCGCGCCGGCGGGGTCGGCACGCCGGGCGTCGGCGGCGGCTTCTTCAACGCAGGCGGCGGCCTCGACTTCGGCAGCTTGCTGGGCGGCGCCGGCATCGGCTTCGGGGCCGGCTCGCTGGTGAACTCGCTCATCGGCCCGCTGCTCGGCGGCGGCAATGCGCTGGGCGGCTCGATCGGCAGCGGCATCGGCGCACTCGGCGGCGCGGCGCTGGGCAGCATCATCCCCGGGGTCGGCACCCTGCTGGGCGGGCTGGTCGGCGGCGGGCTGGGCGGCTTGGTGGGCGGCCTCTTCGGCGGCGACGGCAAGACCGTCGGGCCCAACGCCAAGGCCGGCCTGCGGGTGGTCGACGGCCAGCTGGTCGGCGGTCGCGGCAAGGCGGACAACGGCGGCAACATCGCCGCCACCGAGCAGTTCGCCGACGCGGTGGCCGAGCAGGTCAACGCGGTGCTGGAAGCGCTGGACGCGAGCTTCCCCGGCCAGTCGCCCTTCTCGGTCGGCAGCTTCGGCGGCAGCTTCCGCGTCGGCAAGAGCTACAACGGCGGGCGCCTCGACCGCTCGCTCGGCAGCGATCCGCAGGCGGCGGTCGAGGCCGCGACCCTCTTCGCCTTCGAGAAGTTTTCGCTCGAGGGCCTCGACCCGGCGCTCGCCCAGGCGGTGCAGCGCGCCGGCAAGATCTCCAAGGACCTGGAGGACTTCGCGGCCAACATCGGCGTCGCCCAGGCGATCCTCGACGACAGCCTCTTCGGCGACGACACCCTGACCCAGGCCGAGCAGGCGCTCGAGGACCTTGCCGCGGCCTTCGACGACGCCGCCAAGCGGGCCGAGCGGCTCGGCCTCTCGGTCGAGAAGGTCGAGGAGCTGCGCGCGAAGGCACTGCAGGACCTGACGGAAGGCTTCGATGAGGGAATCCGGCTGCAGATCCTCGGCCTCACCGATCCGCTGGCGGCGGCGCTGGAGAACCAGGCCCTGGTCGCCGAGCAGCGCCTGAAGGAAGCCGAGGTGCTGGGCGCCGACCTGGTCGAGGTCGAGCGGCTGAACGCGCTGGAACGGCAGCGCGTGGTCGAGCAGGC